GCGTATGATTCTGTGATTTCCACGCTTGCTGATGTTTTGGAGCAGCGGGATATGGCTTACCAAAAGTATCAGGATGAAGGAAGCCAGCCTGTAAGGGAGTACACGAACAAAGGCGGGGCGACCAACATGACCAAAAACCCACTGCTTGTGCTATGGGATGATCTCAACAAATCCGCTTTGGCGTACTGGCGGGAATTAGGATTAACACCAAGCAGCTATAAAAAGATAACAGGGGATAGCCCAAAGAAGGAGAAGGTGAGCGAGCTTGCTGCCGCACTCCAAGCTCTCAAAAGCTAAGAACTGGCCTGCAGTTTTGGAGTACGCCAAAAACATACAGGACGGACGAAAAATTGCTTGTGATGAACTGAAGCAGGCAATTGAAAGATTCTTTCTGGACTTGGAGAATCCGACATATGAGATGGATCCAAAGGCACCAGAATTTTGCATTGGTATTATCGAGAATACCCTGAGACATCAGCAGGGCGAAAAGTTGGATGGGACACCATTGAGGGGATCTCCATTTCTACTGGAGCCTTGGCAAAAGTTTATCATATACAACCTGATGGGCTTCAAGATGGCCGGAACTGACATCGTTCGATTTCACGAAGCATTGATATACATACCCAGAAAGAACGGTAAGACGGGATTTGCTGCTTCTTTGGCATGGGCTCTATCTTTGTGGTATCGAAAGTCTGGTTCAAAAATGTATATTGCCTCTGCCGCGTTGATGCAGTCCTTGGAGAGCTTTAACTTTTTGAAGTACAATGTAGTGCGTATGGGGGAAAACCAAAAAGACGGTGGGCATGTACATATCATTGACAACAACAATGAGCACAGCATGGAGGCTGATTTGGGGGATGGGTCGTTTTTTATCCGTGCTCTGGCGTCTAATCCAGACGCGCAAGACTCACTCAATGCATCCTGCGCTATCTGTGACGAGATACACGCCTTTAAGCAACCGAAGCAGTACAATCTGTTTAAGGAAGCCATGAAGGCATATACAAACAAACTGCTGATCGGCATTTCTACGGCTGGAGACAATGAGCAGGCGTTCTTAGGGCAGCGGCTTAAATACTGCCGCAAGGTGTTGGACGGAACCGTTAAGGACGAGCAGTATTTCATCTTCATGTGTTGTGCGCCGGAAGGCGTGAAAGACGGCTCGGTGAATTTCACTGACCCCAAAATCCAAGAGATGGCAAACCCAAATTATGGCGTAACCATCCGGCCGGCAGAGATTCTCAATGATTCCCTGCAAGCCCAGAACGATCCACAACAGCGAAAGGACTTTTTCGCGAAAAGTTTGAATGTCTACACTAACGCCATGAAGGCCTATTTTGATATTGACGAGTTCCGCAAGTCTGATGCGCAATATGATTGGACGCTCGACCAACTGTCAAAGCTGCCCATTGATTGGTATGGGGGGGCCGACCTGTCAAAGCTGCATGACCTGACGGCAGCGGCCCTGTTTGGAAACTACAAGGGTATAGATATCATTATTACCCATGCGTTTTTTCCGGTGGTTGCCGCACATATCAAGGCGGACCAAGATAATATCCCTCTATTTGGGTGGGCGGATGACGGGTGGTTGACCTTATGTAACGCACCAACTGTGAATCAGGCAGATGTGGTTAACTGGTTTGTAGAAATGAGGAAAAAAGGATTTAAAATCCGTCAGATAGGTCACGACCGGAAGTTCTGCAGAGAATATTTCATTGGCATGAAACAGGCAGGATTTAAGATCATTGACCAGCCGCAGTATTATTACCGGAAGTCGGAGGGATTCAGACACCTGGAGGCAGCGGCGAAAGATGGGCGTTTATACTACCTCCATTCCGAAGCATATGAGTACTGTGTGGAAAATGTTTCTGCAGTAGAAAAAACAGATGATGCAATTCAATACGATAAGGTGCAACCGGAGCACCGCATAGATCTATTTGACGCATCTGTGTTTGCCTGTATACGATATCTGGACAATATGGAGCGGTCAAAGAAAGCGAGGGATTGGTTTGGCGAATAAGAGAAGGAGCAAACAGCGGGCGAGGGCTGAACCCACGCAAAAAAGAAGCGCCGCATGGATGTGCTCCGGAGAAGCGTTTGATACGCTGACCTGTCAGGGCTATACCTCACTGGCGCATAATCCGGAAATCGCCGCTGGAGTGGATACTATAGCCCGACTGATTGGCTCTATGACTGTCCACCTAATGCGCAATGAGCCAAGCGGAGATATACGGATCAGACCGGTGGACTCAGATGTGGACTCGCTGAGCTGGCTGGCCAGAAAAATCGATATTGACCCAAACAGCTATACCACACGGGAACAATTCATGCACTGGATTGTCCGAACACTATATCTTGAGGGCAACGGAAACGCCGTGGTATATCCTTACACCAGGGCAGGCAGATTACAGGACCTAAATCCGATTCCGCCGGCGATGGCATCCTTTATCCCGGATGGGTGGGGCTACAAGATCATCATTGATGGCAAGGAATACGACCCCAAAAATGTCCTTCATTTTGTACTAAACCCAGACAGTCTATATCCATGGCTGGGGACAGGATATCGGGTATCCCTGGCAGATGTAGCCAATAATCTCAAACAGGCAGCAGCTACCCAAAAAGGGTTTATGTCCAGCAAATGGAAACCAAGCATCATTGTCAAAGTGGATGCTCTAACAGAGGAGTTCTCCAATCCGGAAGGGAGAAAGAAACTGCTGGATGATTACGCAATGAGCGGAGAGGCCGGGGAACCTTGGCTGATCCCTGCGGAACAATTCAATGTAGAACAGATCCGGCCACTGACTCTTTCAGATCTGGCTTTGGACGCTATGGTAACTCTTGATAAGAAAACTGTGGCTGCTGTGCTTGGCCTCCCGCCCTTTGTTTTAGGGGTTGGAGACTTCAATAGAGACCAGTGGAACAACTTTGTGAATACCACCATCATGCCACTTGCCAGAAGCATTGAGCAGGAAATGACCAGAAAACTTTTGTACTCCAACGATTTGTTTTTCCGTTTCAATTCTTGGAGTTTGTATTCTTACTCTATCACAGAACTGGTGAGTGCCGGTGGGGAAATGGTAGACCGCATGGCTCTGAGACGAAACGAGTGGAGAAGTTGGCTGAACCTTCCGCCGGATGAGAACATGAATGAACTGCTGGCCCTGGAAAACTATATCCCGGAGAACAGGCTGGGAGACCAGGGGAAACTGGTACAGAACGGAGGTGATGATGATGGAACATAGATATATCCCGCTGGATAAAATGGAGACCAGAGAGGACGGGGAGGATCTTTACATTGAGGGATACTTCTCGGTGTTCAACTCCACCTACGAGCTGTGGCCGGGTGCTACGGAGAGCATAGCTCCAGGAGCTTTTGATGATTCTGTCAGTGACGATGTGCGGGCTCTGTACAACCACAACACGGATTTGGTGCTGGGGCGCACATCCGCCGGAACTATGGAGATCAAGCAGGACAGCCGGGGGCTGTGGGGCCGTATTCACATCAACCATGAGGACAGCGACGCAATGAATGCCTATTCTCGCATCAAGCGGGGGGACATTACCGGCTGTTCCTTTGGATTTGATATCGCTGCGCAGGAGACGGATTACCGGGACGATGGAAGCGTCCACTGGACCATCACTAAAATCTCCCCATTGTATGAAATCTCACCCTGTACATTTCCCGCCTACCAGGACACCACTGTGAGCGCCCGAAAGAAGGACCTGGACGAGATCAAAAGAAAAAAGACTGAGGCATGGAAACACTGGGCGTTGGAGAGATTGCATGGTGCTAAGTGAAGAGGCAAAGAAGGCAGCTGAAGCGATTCTTTCCAGAGGAGAAAGGGTGGAGATTGTCCCAATAAAAGACGGCGTGAAAGTTTACGAAATCAAGCGCCGGGAAATAAAAAAGCCCGTCTCTAAGCGTTGAGACGGAAGAGCCGAGCGTGGCTGGCTACCGATTGGTAGTTGGTCACGCTCTTATTTTTTGAACTGAAAGGAGAAGCGAAATGCTTAAAGCACTAATGCTCCGGCGGTCCATCGATGCCAAAAAGGCAGAGCTGGCCGCACTGGAAGAGAAGGATGGATGGTTCCAAACCCGTGAGACAGCGCTGGAGGCTGCTATTGCAGAGGTTGAGCCTGGCAATTCCGAGCAGGAGGCCGCCGTCAATTCCGAGATCGAGACCTATGAGACCGAGAAGGCCGACCATGAGGAGGCCAAACAGACACTTTCCTCCGATATCGAAAAGCTGGAGGGAGAGCTGGAGGAAATCGAGCGTAATGCGCCGAATCCCCCTGCGCCTGAAATTAAAAAAACTGAGATTGTGAGAGGTGATACCAAGATGGAGACTATCAACATTCGAGCCCTGCCCATGACCCGTCGAGCCTTTGACGCGCTGCCTTTGGAGCAGCGGAATGTCATCTTGGCCCAGGATGATACCAAGACCTTTCTGGGCCAGCTGCGGGGAATGAAAGGTCAGAGCCGCGCCATCACCGGTGCTGAACTGACTATTCCCGTGGTGTTCCTGGAACTGATCGCGGAGAATATGTTCCGGTATTCCAAGCTGCTGAACCGTGTGCGGGTGCGCAATGTCAGCGGACAGGCCCGTCAGACGATTGCAGGCACCGTTCCTGAAGCTGTCTGGACTGAGATGTGCGGGGCGATCAATGAACTGAATTTTGTGTTTAATCAAGTCACTCTCGACGGCTACAAGGTAGCGGGCTATGTGCCCATCTGCAACTCCCTGCTGGAGGATAATGACATCAATTTGGCCTCCTGGATTGTGGAGATGTTGTCAGAGAGCATCGGCTATGCCATGGACAAGGCAATTTTGTACGGAAAGGGCTCCGCATCCCGGATGCCGCTGGGCATTGTCACTCGTTTGGCACAGGAAAGCGCACCTAGCGACTACCCGGCCAATGCCCCTGCTTGGGAGGACCTACACGAGAGCAATATCCTCAAGATTGGCGGCGCAGATGTGACCGGCGCGGCGTTCTGGAGTGCGCTGATGGAAGCCACCGGCGCGACCTACACCAAGTACAACCGCGGCACCATGTTCTGGGCTATGAACTCCAAGACCTATGCTATCCTCAAGAGTAAGCTCATCACCTTTACCGCCACCGGTGACATCGTAGCAAATCTGTTTGGCAGCCTGCCCATCGTCACTGGTGATATCGATGTATTGGAGTTTATTCCTGATGGAGACATCATCGGCGGCTATGGAGACCTGTATCTGCTGGCTCAGCGGAGCGGTATGACTATCGAGAGCTCCTATGAGGTGCAGTTCCTCCAGGACAACACTGTATTCCGTGCAAAACAGAGAGCCGACGGAATGCCAATTATCCCGGGCGCGTTTGTCGCCATCAACATCAACAACACCGCTGTGACTACCGCTATGGACTTCTCCGCAGACACCGCTAACGATGCCCAGTTGGCTGATTTGGCACTGACTGGTGCAAGCATTACCTTTGACCCGGAGGCCTACACCTACTCTGCGACTGCCACCAGTAACTCTCTCAAGATTGAGGCTACTGCTGCTCAGCCGACAGCGCTTGTGAACATTGTGGCAAACGGAAAACGAGTGCGCAATGGCGGGACCGCAACACTGACCGCCTCTGTGGTTAACCCCATCTTCGTAACAGTCAAGCAGGGCAACGCCACGCGAGTCTATAGCCTGTCCATCACCGGCGCGGCATCCTGATAGGAGGTGTAGGGCTTGGTTGACGAGGAAATTTTAACGGCGCTCAAAGTAGATCTGCAAATCTCCACAGACAAAATGGACGCATATCTTACAAAGACGATCCAGGCGGCCAGGTCCTACATCCGAACTGAGGGTATCACCCTGGACTGTAGCGCCGGCGACGGTATGTTGGTGGAAATGTACGCCGCTTACCTCTACCGCCGCCGGCGCGAGGAAAATGGCGGTATGCCCCGGATGCTGAGGTGGGCGCTGAACAACCGGCTTTTCTCAGAGAAAGCGAGGGCGACGGATGGATGATGTTCTGACCCTTGTGCGGATCCAGAAAAAGCAGAACACCGTGGGCGACTTTGTAGGGACCGCCGAGAAAAAGCGAGATGTTTATGGATCAATCCAGTCTGTCAGCCGCGCGGAATGGTATAACGCCGGACATGCCGGATATAACCCCGAGATCGTCTTTACCACCCCAATTGTCAACTATTGCGGGGAGAGCGAGGCAGAACTGCATGGAGTGAGATACGCGGTATACCGTACCTATCTACAGAGGGACACGGACGAAATTGAGTTGTACCTGGAGCGAAAAGCCGGAGTCCAAAGGGAGGCTGTGCCGTGAGAGTAGATGTAAGCAACTTTTTGGAGGCGGTCCGCGGGGAACTGGAGGACTACGCCAACGAAGTGACAGACGGTGTTAAAAAATCTGTAAAAGAAGTTGCCAAAGAGACAGTGGCGGAGGTGAAAAAACGAAGCCCTGTCCACTTCGGAAACTACAAAAAGAGCTGGGGACAGACTACAGTCTTTGAAAGCGCGTCAAGTATCCGTATCATCCTTCACAATAAAAAGCATTATCGTTTGACACATCTGTTAGAAAACGGTCACGCCCTGAAGGGTGGGGGAGAAACGAAAGCCTATCCACACATAAAACCGGCAGAACAGTTTGCAGCGCGAGAGCTGCAACGGGAGATAGAGTTAAAAGTCTCTGGGAGAGGGTGAGCATATGACACTGGAAAAAGTGAAGGACATTTTAGAAGCAACAGGGATTCCGGTGGCGTATCGAGCATTTCCAGTCGGCAAGGCCCCCTCTTTGCCATTCATCTGCTACCGATTCTCCTACACGAACAACTTTAATGCAGATGATCGGGTGTATCAAGTTATCAACCGTGTCACGATCGAGCTTTACATAGAGGTGAAGGACCCGGCGACCGAGGCGCTGGTGGAGGCCGCTCTGGACGGCCTCTGCTGGGAAAAGTCTGAAGAATACCTGGATGATGAACGCTGCTATGAAATTATCTATGAAATTGAGGTGTAACTATGCCAACTAATACTCCGAACAAGGTCAAATTTGGCCTGAAAAATGTACATTATGCACTTCTTACCTCAGAAGAGGACGGGAGCGCGACCTATGGGACTCCAGTACCTATCCCCGGTGCAGTCAATCTGACGATGGACGCGCAGGGAGATACTTCCACTTTCTATGCCGATAACATGGCCTACTATGTGACAGCGGCCAACAGTGGATACAGCGGCACTCTTGAGGTTGCCTTGATCCCTGATTCCTTCCGTACAGATGTACTGAAGGAAAACATGGATGAGACAGCAAAGGTATTGACAGAGAATGTGGACAACCAGACTGTGGCGTTTGCGCTGCTCTTTGAGTTTGACGGAGATCAAAAAGCCACTCGACATGTACTGTACAACTGTACCTGCACACGGCCCAGTGTAACAGGCGCTACTACTACGAATACCAAGGAGCCAACCACAGAGAGTATGACCATCACTGCTGCCCCACTGTCCAACGGCAATATCAAGGCTCGGACTACTGCTGATACGCCGGACACAAACTACAATGGATGGTACAGCACAGTATGGCAGCCTGGCGCAGCTGGTGTGGGAGGCTGACAATGGAGAAAGTCATTGAAATTGACGGTAAGGCAGTCAAGTTTCGGGCAACCGCCGCTATTCCCAGACTGTACAGAATCAAGTTTGGCCGGGATATCATTCAGGACATGAAAGCAGTTCATGATGCTATGAAAAAGGCAGAACGAGGAGAAGCCCCTATTCCCGCTCAAATGTTGGAAGTGTTCGAGAATGTCTCTTATCTTATGGCAAAACATGCAAATCCAGATCTGGAAGCAAAAAGCGTCGAGGAGTGGCTAGATGGATTTGACACATTCTCTATCTATGTAGTGTTCCCTCAGTTGTTTGATCTTTGGCGGGCAAACAACACCACTATCGCAAATGCTAAAAAAAAAGCAGGTCAACGGACCGGGAAATGACCACGGCTCTATTCCTCTTGCGTGCGGCACAGCTGGGGATTCCAATTCGTGATTTGGAACTGCTTACCATGGGAATGGTGACAGACATGATGATCGAGGCGAACAACGACACATGTGAATATAACCAGATGCCCACGCAGGAGGACTTTGACCGGTTTTAAGGAGACAGCATATGGCGAACAGAATCAAGGGTATTACCATAGAAATCGGCGGGGATACGACTAAGCTGGATAAGGCGTTGAAAAAGACGGACATTAACCTCTCTCGCGTGCAAAAAGACCTTCGCGATGTTGAGCGTTTATTGAAGCTTGACCCGACAAATGTTAATTTACTAGCACAAAAACAGCGCCTTCTCGCTGAAGCTGCGGAATTGGCATCCAATCGTGTGGAAGTTCTGGAGCAGGCCGCCGGGAAGTTGGATGATACGCTGGAAAAAAGCAAATTAGATGACTTTAATTTAGAGTTAGATTTGACCAAGGCAAAATCGAAGAGTGCGCAAAGAGAACTCGAAGATTTTGAACAGAGCCTTAACAGCCTTGAACACACTGCAGACGATACATCAGACAGCTTAGATGACATCGGAGATTCAGCTGGAGGAATGAAGGGCGGTTTTAGTGTCGCAGGTGGAGCAATTGCCACATTTGCTGGAAATGCCCTGATGAAGCTGGTTGACATAGGGCTTGATGCGCTAAGTACTTTATGGAACCTTGATGAAGCGACAGAAGAATACAGACAGTCTATGGCGATGTTAAATACAGCTTTTGAGACTGCTGGATTTAACACTGAATTAGCAAAACAGGCTTATCAAGATTTCTATCAGATTTTAGGGGATACCGGTCAGGCAACAGAAGCGTCTCAGTTGCTGGCCCAGCTTGCGGTAAATGAACAGGATGTTGCGAGATGGACAGAAATTGCAGCTGGTATTTATGGCACATTTGGAGAATCCTTGCCGATAGAATCACTGATTGAGGCAGCGAATGAGACGGCCAAGACTGGAAAAGTTACTGGTGTCCTAGCTGATGCGCTTAATTGGGTTGGGTTAAGTGAAGAGGAAGTATCAAACCAACTTGCGCTTATGAGTGACGAAACAAACAGGGCGCAATATCTAATGGCTGTTCTATCTGATACATACAGCGAAGCGGCCGACACCTTTTATGAGAATAATGAAGCTATCATGGAATCAAGGCAGGCACAGGCCGAACTGGATGAATCACTGGGAATCTTGGGACAGGCCGTGGCAGATCTCAAGACCCAGTTCATGGAATCTTTTGGGCCATATCTGGCTGATTTGGCAAAGTTTGGGGCCGACGCGATCAACTTTATTACTGATGCCGTGGGTGCGCTTGGAGATATGCTGGACTGGCTTGGAGAAAAGATTGGCGGTGTAATTAACTGGTTCAGGGAGTTGTTCGGTATTGGGAAAGATACTTCCAATATGGAAATTCCATCTGGTGACAGAGGTGGGACTTCGCGTACCTATTCACTCCCGGCAGATTCTTCGATGTTTTTTGATATTCCTGGCTTGGCCACTGGTGCAATCATCCCGCCAAACAACCCCTTTTTGGCTGTCCTTGGAGATAACCGGAATGAGACCGAGATTGTCGCGCCCTATTCTGCAATCAAACAGGCTGCTGGAGATGCCATCGCTGAGAGGGGCGGTAGTTCCGGTCCCCTCACGATCTATGTCAAGGCTACCGATGGTTTTACCCGGAACCTGAGCTTTTCCTTGGATGAGGAGTCTACCCGCCGGGGGACAAGCTTGGTCAACCGATAAAGGAGGTGCTGCAAATGATGACCATTGTCATGGACCAGGTGAGTTACCGGCTTCTGGTCCGATTCGACACCCTGGGGCGAAATTTCCGCCTGGAAGATGGAGAAAATGCAAGCTATATGTTATCTGGCCTGTACAAACGAGATTTATATGGGACCTACTATGACTATACCATGGAAGTAGAGCCGGACCCGCAATATCCGGAGGACTATGACAGCTTTTTTGATGCCATCAGTGCACCAGTGGATAGTCACAGCATTACCCTGCCTTACGGGCAGAGCACCATCACATTTAATGCCATGATTACCTCTGGCGGCGACATCTACCACGGCATGGCCGCCGGGCGCAAGCGGTGGCGCGGGCTACAGGTGCAGTTTACCGCACAGGCACCGCAGAGGGAGCCGACATGATAGAGAGAAACAAGATCGTATATGGCAAGTGGACATTTATCGACCATGATATTAAGAGCGGGAATGTCTATCTTGCCATGCCGCTTATGTCCGATTCTCTGGAGGCAAATACCTTTTCCGCTACCGTGGAGTGCAGTGACAAGACTATTTTGAATTTTGAAAGAAATACACCTCTGACCTATTTTAACCGTGGAGTGCAGCGTGGTATCTTCTATGTCCAGTCCGTCACTCGAGAAGGCCCAACCAGATACACCATTTCTGCCACCTCCGCCATTGGGCTGCTTATTGAGGGGCTGCATTACGGTGGTATTTATACAGGGCAGACAGTGACGGAGGTACTGCCCTCCATCTGTGGAACCGTTCCCTATGTGGTCAAAACCAACCTGCAGGACATCGCTCTGTATGGTTGGTTACCCATCGCATCTCCCAGAGACAACCTGGCCCAGGTTCTGTTTGCCATCGGCGCATCTATCCGCACAGACTTTGACGGTGTTTTACATGTTGAGGGCCTATGGGATGGAATCAGCGGAATCATATCTAAAAACGAGATGTGTCAAGGCCAGAATGTGGACTATGCCTCTAAGGTGACTCAAGTTGTTGTGACAGAGCATCAATATATTGAGGGTGGGGAGCAGACTGACCTATTTGAAGGCACGACTCAAGAGGGGGATATCATCACCTTTGACGCCCCCATGCATGACTTACAGGCGACGGGTATTTCCATTTTGGAGAGCAACGCAAACTATGCTAAGGTATCCGCTGGCTCCGGTACGCTTAAGGGGAGAGCCTACATCCATAACACCCGACAGATCACCCAGAATGTACTACAGGCCAATGAACCCAATATCAAGACAGTCACCGATGCTACACTGGTCTCCCTGGTCAATTCCCGGGCTGTTGCTGAACAGGTGGCAAACTACTATAGGTGTGTTGAGACCATCAATGCGCCGGTGGAATACCAGGGCGAAAATCCGGGCGATGTGCTGTCTGTATGGCATCCATACGATCTGGAAGCGGTCTCTGCCTGTTTGGAGAGTGCCGACATTAACCTGTCAAACACGGTTCTGGCCACGGAAAGTCTTCTGGTCGGGTTTACGCCTATCCAGATCGAGGAGGGCGGCCTTGTAAACACTGTGGAGATCATTTCCCAAAATGGGACATGGACAGTGCCGGACGGTGTGACAGAAATCCGAGTTGTCCTTATATCTGGCGGAACTGGCGGGCAAGGTGGAACAGGGGGGGATGGATGCGCATTTGTTTATGGATATGCAAAAGGTGGGGCCACTATTGGGCCCGTTGATAGCGATGGAATAGGAGCAGCTGGCGGGCAGGCAGGATCTCCGGGTTCTGGTGGAAGAGTATATATTGAGGAATTTAATGTGACCCCTGGAGATCAATTTCAAGTGTCCATAGGTCATGGCGGGGCCGGCGGGACTGGAGGAAACGGAGGTCCGCGTTCATCCAATACATCAGGGAGTGCGTCAAATTCAGACGGAAAAGCAGGAAGCAATGGTACAGATGGAGGAGAAACCAAATTTGGTGACTTATCTTCCAACAACGGATCTACATCTGAGAGTGGATATCTGGAAATAATAAGCGGGGTTGTATACGCGTCTAAAGGAGAAGTGGGATTCCCAGGAGGGCATGGTGGGGGTACATACAATGGACCTGCACAGGGTGAATCTCTTTACGGACAAACGGGCGGACTCCCGGGCGGAGATGTAAGCGGAAGCGGCTATACTTCACAGGGCGGTGGCGGAGGCGGCAGCGCCTATGGAGCGAATGGGCACAATGGAACCTCTGCAATATTTTACGATGATAATGTCGATATCGATGGAAAAAGATATCGAGTATACCATGTCGGCGTTGGAGGAAATGGCGCAAATGCTACTAACGCATCTATGGGGGCAACTTTTGGAACCGGCGGACAGGGCGGACATGGCGGCGGTGGCGCCGGGAATATTGGAGGCGGATATGGTAGTGGAAATTATGCAGTTGGTGTCTCTACAAATACTCAGACAAGTACGGCGAGAGGAGATGGCGGAACTGGTGGAGCCGGAGGAGACGGCGCACCTGGATGTGTAATTATTTATTATGCACTGCCGAAAATTGTTGAATCCGGTCCCTTTGTCACCTCCCAAAACAAATACTTCCTTGACAAAAACAGGCGCAGAATGGTGGTGTAATGAATGACGATAGATCAAAGACTGTCAATCCTCGAGAACCAAATAGCAGCCATGAGTGTGAACACACTGGCGGAGGGGGAGCCTTCCGGATATTACACAAGTATTTATTCTGGTGAACAGATTGATGGAGCTGTAGGTGATGTCATCAATGGCACAGTAATTATTCCATCATCCACTAACGGAAGCAGTAAAAGATTTCAGATCAAGGTAGACGATTCCGGGGAGATTACGGCGGTGGAGGTGGCGGGCGAGTGATAACCTTTAATAACTGGATTATCTCTGTATGTGGCGCACCTATCGCTATGCAATACGATAATCTATCCCGCGCCATAACAGTGCTGGGCGATATCCCAGACGGATGGACTTGGGCAATGCTTGTCGAGGCCAGCGGTAAACTAAACATTATCGCCCTTTCTCCAGTTGATGGAGGGGTGGGTGCAACGCTGACAAAAGACATGCTTCCGCTCTCTGGATATTACACCATGCAGTTGAAAGGTATGCAGGGCGAAGTTGTGCGGCACAGCAATTCCATACAGGTTTTTATTCCGTCCTCCCTGTCCGGAGACGCTCAATGGCCCACTGTTCCATCAGAATTTACGCAGGTTGAGCAAAACATCATTGCGATCAACAATAATCCGCCAAAGCCCGGCCCCAATGGTTGCTGGATGATTTATGATCCGGACACAGGAGAATATGAGGAATCTGATATACCGTTACCGGAGGGCGGCGGAGGAATAGGGTATGAAATCGGGCACGGCCTGAAAGTGAACGGGAATACCCTTGAAGTGGATACAGCGGAGGATGTAGAGCAGGACAACACGCTGCCCATTACCTCCGCTGCGGTCTATTCCACAGTTGGGAATATTGAAATCCTGTTGGGGACGATTTGAAAGGAGATACACAATGAGCATTGCAACCGAAATTTCCCGCATCCAGACTGACCGGAATACCATCCGGAATAAGATGATCGAGTTTGGCCTTGCGGAGTCTGCCGCAAATCTGGATACTCTGGCCACCGCGGTGGACGGCATTGTAAACCAGGGCGCTGTCAGCGCCGAGGTACAGGAGGGAGATACCTACACCATCCCCAAGGGATACCATAACGGCTCTGGTACGGTGTCCGGTGTTGCCGGCGGCGGAAACTATAAGCTCCAGAGCAAGTCCGTCACGCCCACAAAACAGCAGCAGGCCATCACCCCGGACAGCGGCTTTTACGGCCTGTCTGATGTAACAGTGTCCGCTATCCCGGCGGCCTATCAGGATGTATCCAGCGTGACAGCAGCAGCTGGGGATGTGCTTACCGGGAAGGTAATTGTAACCTCAGACGGGAGAGTCACGACAGGAACCATGACCAACAATGGCGCTGTCTCCAAAGTGCTCACAGCGGGAGAAGCATCTTATACCATTCCCAAGGGATATCATTCGGGCAGCGGGACGGTATCCATCTCCACCGAGACAAAGACGGCCACCCCAACCACATCTCAACAGATCATCAGCCCTGCGGAAGGGAAAGTCCTATCCTCTGTGACAGTTGAGGCAATCCCTGCCCAGTATGTAGATTCTTCTGATGCAACAGCTACCGCAGCACAGCTTCTTGATGGTGCGACTGCTTATGTAGGCGGCGAGAAGTTAGAAGGAACGATGGCCAATAATGGAGCTGTAACCGGGACGATTGATGGCCTGACGACTACATCGTATTCGGTACCTGCTGGATACACTTCAGGAGGCTCTATAAGCCTGAGCAGCGATATTGAAGATGCGTTGGCGGCTATTTGAAAAAAGAGGTGGAACATGAGTATTCAAAGCGAAATTGAACGCATCAGCGGAAATGTGCAGAATACCATCTCTGCCATCAGCGCTACAGGAGTGGCCGTGCCGGAGGACGCAAACAGCGACAACCTGCCGTCATTGGCGCAGGCGCTGGCCAATGAAAAGCAGGACAAGCTCACCGGAACTCAGGGGCAGGTGGTGGGGTTCGACGCATCGGGAGAGGCAGTGGCGCAGGATGCGCCTGGGGTGAAGAGTTTCGATGGCAGAACAGGTGCAGTTATCCCACAGAGCGGTGATTACACTGCAACGCAGGTGGGGGCCGTGCCAATTACTGGCGGCACGATGACAGGCACGCTCACAGCTGCCGCAGACAGTGCGCCTACCACGGCGAAGGTGCGTAATACTTCCTTGAACGCTTCCGAGACTACGCCAACCGTTAACGGCCAAATTGCATGGACCTATGAGTGAGGTGATACCATGGCGCATAAAACACTTGTAAATTCTACCGCCTATGATATCACAGGTGGTAAAACGCTTGTCGATGGCACTTCATATTCAGTCAATAACGGTAAAGTTTTGATTGATGGTACAGAACACGATATATCATTTCTTTTGCCTTCTGCGGCGCTGGATTTGTGGAGTGATAGCGGTCACAACACTATAACCTGCATTATCTACGCAAATGGTTATTATGTAGTTGGCGGCCAGTATGCTATCGGCACTACTGGAAGTGAGCACTATGGTCGTATCGCATACGCAACCAGCCTTGATGGTCCATGGACAATTAAAGATGTGTGGGCTGGGAACGACAGCATTGTAACTTCTATCGCTTACGCCAATAATTACTGGGTAGTTTGTGGAAGGATGTATGGTAACAATTCTTATCGTACTGCTATTGGATGGAGTGTAAACTTAACTGGAGAATGGAATATTAAGACCCTATGGAGTGATTCCTATACTGGTAACATTATTAACTGCATTACCTACGCCGATGGATATTGGGTTGTTGGCGGAGAGCTTGATACCGGTGGAACCAGATTTGCTCGAATCGCATATGCAACCCATATTAATAGTTCATGGAGTACAAAAATTTTGTGGAACAGTTCTGAGGAAAGTGCGATTAATGGCATTACCTACGCCGATGGATATTGGGTGGCGGTTGGTAGGCAAAATGGGTATACCGCTCGTTTAGCATATGCCACAACCCCAAGCCAAAGTGAGTGGAACACTGTTGATTTATGGTCTAACAGTAGCTCATATACCGGCAACCAACTAACCGGTGTTACTTATGCAAACGGCTATTGGGTGGTTTGTGGGAAGTATTCTACTGGCAATCCTTGGTATGGTCGAATTGCTTATACAACAAGTCTAGGTCCGGAGCGCAATTGGACAATTAAAGATGTATGGACAAGTTATTACAGTGAGGGTGGCATAAATAGCATTACTTACGATAAAGACCATTGGGTGGTTGCAGGATATAAACGCAATGAATACAGCAATGAAGGCGCATATATTGCCCATGCAACAAGCTTAGATGGTCCGTGGACTGAGCAAGAGTTGTGGTTAACCAATGATAATAACCATTTAGTTGAAGCAAATTGTGTTGCATATCTAAATGGGTATTGGGTTGTTGGCGGAGAGCGGTATGATGGAAGTGTTGGTTCTGGTTTGTATTACGCACGACTCGAATATTCAGCGTCTCTTGAAGGTTTTAATGATATATAAGGAGGTACAAATATGATTTATGTTAAAGTAAAAAACAATTTATATCCTGCCAGCATTGCAGGAAAAATGTCTAACAGAGAATGGGACGGACGGGAGAGCAAGGCGGTTACTATTGGGACCGACTTCGCCACTGCAAATGCCCTGTTCCCTGACGGTGTAGTATGGAGCATTGTCAATGAGGAGACGGTGCCTGTGGTGGATGAGGAGGGCAACCCTGTTCTGGACGATGAGGGGAACCCTACCTACACTACTCAACAGACAGAGTTCGACAATTCTGAATTTAATATTCGGGGTGATTTAACGGTACATATTGATGGTAGATGCACTGTTGAAATGGGGAAGGAAACTAGCGAGGAAGCCCTGCTGATGTTGCTCTATTCGTAATCTATTCTGGAAATATTTATAGAAAGGCAAGGTGTTTTATATGAGTACTATCGCAAAAGCATTAGAAAATCTATATCGCCGCGGAAAGGTCGCAAAGGACGGTCTGAAACAAGCGGTGACTGACGGAGTGATTACATCCGGGGAATACCAACAGATCACAGGAGAAGTCGCAGTATAACGCCAAAACCACACAGAAAGCGAGAATTGGAATGGAGAGTATTATTGTTGCGCTCATCACGGGCGGCGTGACCCTGCTTGGTGTATTGGTGGCCAACAGCAAGCAACAGGCGATCACGGACACAAAACTGGAGGAGCTGACCCGTGAAGTCCGGGAACACAACAACTTTGCCAAACGGATGCCCGTGGTGGAGGAGCAGATCAAAGTCATCAACCATCGGATTTCCGATTTAGAACGAAAGGAGGGAGAGTAAATGGATTTGACATCTTTGGGCATTGCCAGTGTGGCAGCAATTACGGTGATCTGCTTCCTGGTGGGGCAGGTCGTCAAGGCCAGCGGCATTGACAACAAGTGGATTCCCATTGTGTGCGGCGTTGTAGGGGCTATCCTCGGCCCCGCCGCCATGTTGACAGGCGTGCCCGATTTCCCGGCAGGAGATATCCTGACAGCAGTTGCCGTGGGCATTGTGAGCGGCCTGGCGGCTACTGGCATTAATCAGGTGTACAAGCAGCTGACAGCTGAAAATTGAAAGGAGAAAGAAACATGAACCTGAAACAGTATACTTATGAGATCTTCAAGACCAACGAGGCGAATAACGGCACCGACATTCTGAATGTGGGCCTGCCCATGTTCCTGGACGACATCATGAAGGGCAAGAACAACCACTGCCCCGTGAACCTGGACTTCGAGGGCCTGAAAAAGCAGTGGGACGAGCTGACCGTAGACCAGCGGCAGGAGACCAATGATGGTATCCGGAAATTCATCCAGAATCACTATGACGAGCTGGTGAACGCCTACCCTGACCGGGACATGATGTTGGAGGTCGGCAAGGAATAACAAAGCCGCCCGGTGAGGGCGGCAGGAATTGACAAAAGGCGGCGGTCTGTGTAAGATAGACATAGGGCGCTGCAACAACGGCAGGCGGTTGGCCACACCACCCGAGAGGGGGTGAGGCATATGCCTATCACGATCACACTACATATCCTCGGATATACGGTGACGATACGGATAAAAGGCAGAAACCGCCACCCTGGCCGGTGACGGTTTCTATTTGCTTAGAAACATAATCCAGTTGGGCTAACCGCTTGTCGCAGCGCCCCTCTGTCTTCATTATATCCATCCAGGCCGCTTTGTCAAGAGACAGGGCGGCTTTTTGTAGTCGCGGAGGATGATGGTATGTTAATTTGTATCGACGCGGGGCATGGACGATATACAGCAGGGAAGCGCTGCCTGAAGTCCATTGACCCCCAGGAGACCCGGGAGTGGGTGCTGAATGCCCGCATTGCAGACAAGGTGCAGGAGCTGCTGACCGGCTACAACTGCAAGACGATGCGGGTGGATGATGTGACCGGGGAGACGGATATCTCCCTTGCCAACCGTGTCAAGGCTGTCAATAAGGCCAACGCAGATGTGTATGTCTCTATCCATCACAATGCGGGGATCTCTGGCCGCTCAGGAGGGGGTATCGTGGTGTTTGCCCCTACCAACGGGAGCGAGACCACCTATACCCTCCAACAGTCGGTCTATGAGGCCACAATGGCGAATACTGGGCTGAAAGGCAACCGCTCCAACCCAACACCGGAAAAGAACTGGTATGTCATCGCCAATACCAGGATGCCCGCCATTTTGGGTGAGTTTGGGTTCATGGACAGCACCACAGACACCCCCGTGATCCTGACGGAGGAGTTCGCCGACCAAGTGGCCCACGGCATCGTGGAGGCCCTTGTAAATACCTTTGGACTGGAGGAAACGGGAATGTCCTATGAGACTTGGAAGCAGTATATGGAACAGTATCGGGCGGAGTTGGCCAGCCAGCCCGCCACCTTGACCACTCATGTGAAGGAAGCCGTTGACCGTGGTATCACCACCGGGGAGCGTCCCTGTGACCTGGCCACCCGGGAGGAGGTCATGGCCATGGTGAAGAATGCAATATATGGAAATTAGAGTGCTATAATTTGCTTCGGTTTTTGTTATAGTTAGTCTTATAGTTAGCAAAAAACACGCACATATTTAGCCTCAACACTTCTTTTTCCCCTGCTAAGGGAGTAGGCGGGTAAAACCGTGCGAGGGTTCAAATCCCTCCTTCTGCGCCAAAAACGGTAGAAATTGGATTAAAAAGTCTGATTTCTACCGTTTTTTTATATCTTTTTGTTGCTTTTTCTTTCCCCGGGAAATCGAGATGAGAATTAAGACAAATTGAATAAATTCGAATTATAGTTAGCGCTATAGTTAGCTTCCTTTTCCTTTCCCTATGGCATTAACGGCGGCTAATGCAGAGGAGCTATCTGGATGTATGTATCTTTGAGTCGTCGAAAATTTAGTATGTCTCATTACTTCTTGGATAACACTTGGAGCGATATTTCCAAGGGCAAGAGCTGTTGCCGTTGTGTGCCGGCAGGAGTAGGGGGGAAGGTCTCGCACCTGTGCCCGCTTGAGAGCTGCGTGGTATTCGTCGTAAAATTTATCTTTATTTAACCCTATCACATATCCTGAAGTGGATTTGCTGGTCTCAATAAGGTTATGAAGGACAGGCTCCAACAAGGCTGGAAATACAATGGGTGTCTCTTTTCTCTTTTTTGTTTTTAATCCGCAACCTCTGATTTCATGAGAAGTCCAGTCAACCATATCGCCCTTGAATTTTAAAAGTTCTCCTGGCATCATGCCTGTATAGATCATGAGAAGAACAAAACCAATTATACGATCACCGTTCCCGTAAGCGGTCCACAGCTTGTGAAGTTCAATTTCTGTGAAAGGCTGAAGCTCTTTTTCATCCAGCGGTGGAAGACGGATAAATTCTGCAAGGTTAGTTCTGGCTGTACCCTCCGCCACAGAACGCTTATACAGATGGGACAGCAGCGTTTTCATATCCTTTGCGGGGTAGTATGTAGGCGCGTTCCTATCCACACAGGATTGAAGTTGGTTGATTGTCAGTTCGTCCATGCGTTTCCCAGCCAGCGCACTCAACTTTCCCCACGCAATTTTGAACGCAGTCTGCTTGGATTTAGACAGATCGGCCATATCAGATTTCTCCCACCCTGTGTAGTAGGTACGGAGAGTTGGAATTTCTTTCTCCTCAGGCCCCGGGTTTGCGGCATAGGCTAAGGCAGCTGTTTTGGTCTTGAATCCACCTTTCCAGCGACGCTTTTGATGGATTTTCTTTTCTTCCGTATCTGGATATATTTCCACCGTCCAAATAGCGGTCCAGGTATTCCCGCGCTTGATCGCCGTTCCTTGTCCATTCCCGCGGGTTCTCCTTTTTTGCATAACAACTTGTACTGCACCGCAATACAAACAATATCTGCTTTTTTCTGGTATTTCCTTTTTGCACTTACAGCATTTCATTGACTTTTCCTCCTATTCTGGTAAAATAGAAGGGCAGACGGACTCCAAAACCTCTGCCCCTGTCCCCGTTCCGGTGTTGGCGCACCGGGCGGGGAATTTTTCTAAAATTATCATTTCCTATTCAGTTTGTAAGGGAGAATCGTTTTTTTGTGTATTTGTTTTTCTCCATTGAGATTTTAAGCCATCAATATGTTCAAAAAGATCGTCTGTTATATTTCCCCACATTGGATCAAGAATAAAGTCAATTCCTTCTCTTCTTGCCAGTTTTGCAGCAGGAACAAAATCGCTATCCCCAGCGATCAAAATAATTTGGTCTACTTGCTTTTTATAAGATAGAGAAGCAATGTCCACTCCTATTTTCATGTCTACACCTTTCTGCTGTGACACGAAGATAAAATCTGCTTCAGTTAAAGATTCTATTGTTCGCTTTCCAGCACATAGCAGTCTGGTAACTTCCGGTTTTAAATTATAATTCATATGTTCCGATAAGTGCCCCAGTCGAAGAGCGAACTTTCTTTTCTTTTTTAGCTCTTCAAAAAATGCGTTAGTCCAAGTATATGTATCAGATTTATCAAGGTCTACATTTGCTTTCTTTAATGGATGATATACGCTTTTTCGGCCAACGGGAGCACAGTCATAGTAAAACACACGATATAATTGTCTGTCTCCACCGCCGGCGCGATCATGCAAATGCGCCTGACAATATGCATGTAATTCTTTAGCTCGATCTGCCCCTGATTTCTCACCCCAGAGATATTTAGCTCTTTTCCGGTAGAATCCACCATCTACTAAAATAGCTGTTCGCATAATATCACCTCAAATAGAATAAGGCCCCAGGATTCAGCCTTCCCCATATAGGTGGGGGGCTTACTACCAGGGGCCTGTTTAATGTGTTGAGCAAGCAGGTAATCCCACTTGTCACTCTTATAATATGCTCCTGGTGGTAAAATGTCAACCGAGTTTACGAAAGTTTGTGCAGTTTCACATAGTGTTGTATTGTTTCGTGTTGTTTCGTATAGTACGGTGTAGCTTTGCCTGTGTGAGTAATTTAGCAGCTTATCCAATCCTCCGGCGGGTGGGTCACCATCCAAAGATATCATCATTCCGCTGCCCTGGCGTCCATTGCCCGACCACTCGGCCAAGAGTACGAAAAGAAGCAAATTCTCCAACCAGAATATCCTCATAATTCTTATTTAAGGACACCAATCTGACTTTTCCGTTTTCATGGTCTATTACCAGCTTCTTGCAATATGCTTTTCCGTCTAAAATGAAAACGCCGATTTTTCCGGAATCAATGGCGGGCATGGCACGAACAAAGACCGTCCCTCCGTCATGGATGCGCGGCTCCATGCTGTCTCCTTGTATACGGACGCCAAAATCAGTGCCAGATGGGATCGCATAGTCAGGGTACTGCTCAACGCGATATTCTGGGTCGTCCAGGTAGTTCCCAAGACCGGCGGCGGCGGGCTCATCGTAGACATTGATCTCAATGAAGCCGTCCCTGTTCTTCTTGGCCTTTGGGAGCGTGATGACCTTTCCGCTACTGTCCTCCTGCTGGGTGTAGTGGGCAACAGCCTTTTCTTCATAATTCAATATGGCCCGCACCGCGCCCTTTCCATGGGGCGGCATTTTATCGTAGCTGCGAGCTATCTTGCGCGCCTCCTCCGAGAGATCGGAGGAGGTGCTTTTTGTTGTTTCTCCCTCGATACCTTCAAATTCGGTTGGTGAATAAAGGGATAAAACGGATATTCCCAGGACCTCACAAATCCTTGGAACCATATCAACATCTGGAGAATTGTTCCCACGGGTCCAATTATTGACTGTGCCTTTACTTATGTTTAATTTGTCAGCAAGTTGCACTTGATTTATTCCAGCATTTTCCATAGCAGTAACAAGATTTATTCTGATCCGCTCTCGCAGGGATATCGTTCTGCCTGTCTCCATATAATCACCTTCTTTTACATGAGGATATCACACGAAAAAACAAATTTTCTACACAATATATTGATTTTTATCGTTGGATATGGTACAATTATCCAAGAAGGGTAAATGTCTCTTGCCCTCCATTTTCAAGGAAAGGAGGCCCCGCTATGCCTAAACCGTAGTCAAGAATTTCGTGATTCGTTATTGACAGTAGCGAATTATTGTGATAGCATAAATATGGGTCCAGAAAAACGCTACTTACGGGGGTGAAGAAATTGAGTGTAGCGCAGAGTATTCAAACATATTTGAAGGATCATGGTATCAAACAAGCGTTTATTGCTGAGAAGTGTGGCTGGTCCAAGCAGAAAACCAGTTGCATTATCAGTGGGCGCTCTAAAATGGCCGCCGATGACTTCTTAGCAATTTGCGATGTGATTGGTGTTCCTTATGATTACTTCAATGACCGATTAGAAGAGTGAAAGGGGGTGGTTTTTATGCACCACTACATCACAAAGTACAAGGAAAATGGGGTTCAATATGCTGAAGCTTGGCTACAAATCAATCTATTCGGTCTCTGTTTCTGCTTGTGGAGAGTCAGAGCAAAGATATAGGGCCCTTGCAAACGGCAAAGGCCCTATCCCAGAAGAAATCACTTTTTAGGTGTCCATTTGTTGCCCGGCTTTTGAGTGGGCGGCAGACGATCACCCGGGTCAATTGTTACTTGCCGAGGGTCATTGACTTGACCACCGCGTGGTCCGACTTCCACATACTCACCACGCGGTTTATTGTCTTCCCCCGGCTTGTATAACGGTTTAGGCATAGCGGGGCCTCCTTTCCTTGAAAATGGAGGGCAAGAGACATTTACCCTTCTTGGATAATTGTACCATATCCAACGATAAAAATCAATATATTGTGTAGAAAATTTGTTCCATACAAGATGTGGAGAGAAAAACTGGAAGCTGTCCAATAAAACGGGATGGTGAATAAGGGGGGAGGATTGAATGGAACATCTAAAAGAATGGCTTATTGAATTTCCAGAGAAGCATCCATATTTCCCTTTCGGAATTTCTATTGTTGCCCTAATAGCTTCGATAGCCATGCCGCTGTTGCGGCGATTTCTGGCATAAACGCCTTTATCAAAGCAATTATGGCAATTATGGTGGTAATCCAATATCGGCGGCTGCTCTGGCTGGCTTCTTTCTTTCGCTGGCTTTGCAGAGCGCGAAGATCCTTCCCAAGGTCGGATATTTTGCAAACCCCTATTTCCGGAAGATTATCGAACCAGCCAGAAGAACCTCCAATGGTATCTTTAATCAGCCCTTTGTGAAGAAGAATTTTGTACTCATCTATAGTTAGCTCCGCTTGGTCTGAACGCAAAAACTTAGAGAACGCCGTACTTTCCTCTTTTGTGAGGACAATTTTTGAAATATCCATAGGAATACCCCTTTCTGCCCATATTCTACCACAGCATAGAGAGATAGGACAAGCGGGAGGACCTGTTTGGGGCCCATCAGAGAAAGTTGAGGGAAAATCATGAATGACCGAGAAATTATGCTGAATGCACTAAAAGGTTTTGTACTTAGAGCGACAGAAAAAGGAGCAACCGCCGAAGAAATCGCGGTTCTTCCGGCGGTTGCAAGGGTCTTGCTTGATTACTTGTCTTCTGGTGAATCAAACGAAAATTACTTTTCTTCTTCTGCCGACAGTGAGTGAATTGCATTATAGGATTCTGTGATAAGGTCCGCAATCATTTTCCCGTCTAACGGCTTAAGTGTAGCTATGTCACGAGAGAACCACGCAGAAATATAGGATGAAGCAAATTCTACTGCTAACTCTTTATCGGATTTCATTTTATTCACCCCCTTTCTCTCGTATTTTACCATGGGAGTGGGTGGGGGACAAGCGGGAAGCAAACCAACGGAGAGAAAGAACCCTCCCCGCTATAAGGAGGTGAGAACATGACCCTTTCGGAGATCAAGGCCCTTAATGTGGATGTTATTACCCCGGCACAAGCCGCTGGTCCTCTCAATTGTGACCCTCAGTACATACGGGCTGCAGCGAGACAAAGACCAGAGCTGCTTGGGTTTCCAGTGACGCTCATCAGGAGCCGGGTAAAGATTCCAAGACTTGCCTTTATCAGATACATGGAGGGCGAGAAAGCAAAATAAATGCCCCCACCCGTGATGGCGCACGGGAGAGGGCGGGGAAGGGGTGAACGGGGTGGACAAGGAAAAAGTCAAGGCCTTCGCTGCCCGTATTCTGAAGGAGGTGGGGAGTGTGAACATACTGGAAACAAAAGAAGATGGTCTTTACCTAAACGGAGTTCGCTTGGATTGTGTGACCAGATTGGATGTAAACAATATTAGCCCCGATGGAGAGATGGAAGCTGTCATTCACATCGACATCCACGAGGCTAATATTAAGCACAAGGTTACATAATAAGAAGACTAATTTAAAACAAGAGCGCTGATAGAAACGATAAGACTGCCTAAACCAATGAGCAGTGAGATACTGGAAAAGATTTTTGAGGATTTAGCTTCTTTTTTTGCAGACACTGCTTCTTTTTCTGCTATTTCTGCTTGCCGTTGTGCGGCATCAGCAATCCGTTTCAACTCTTTCAATGATTTTGTATTTTCCTCAATTTCTCCTAATGTTCTGGCTTGTATTCTTTTAGGAGAGCTCTCATAGCTAGCTGCGGCATCTGCAACTGTGCGTGCACTATTGAGGTTAGAAAAATCATTCATGGCAATCTCCTGGGGTCGTTTGACCTCCCGCAAAGATAATCCAGGCTGACCTCAAAGTAGTCGGCGAGGGCGATGAGGACATTTATTTTAGGCTCGCTCTTACCATATTCGTAAAACTGATACATCGCCTCAGTAACTCCGGCGGCCTTTGCCGCTTGAACTTGCGTTATTTTTTGCTCCTTCCTGAATCGGCGCAAAGCGTCTTTTAACTCCATAGCGTCATGCCTCCTAAAAAAATTATAAGGGGATTGACACCTAATGTATTATGTGTTACTATGGCAATAACACCAAACGCATTAGGTGTAATCCGGAAAGAGAGGAGAAGGTGAACACGGAACTAAGAGCGGTCCGTGCGCGGTCCGGCAAGACACAGACACAGGTCGCCAGAGAGGCATCCATCAGTGAGGCCCAATACCAAAACATTGAATACGGCAAATGTGAGCCAAATGTCCGAACGGCAATTCGGATTGCAGATGCTTTGGGGATTAAGTCATACAAGGGCTTCACCAAACTCTTTAGGTAAGGATAACACGACACGAACAAAAAGGCAAGGAGGACAAGCGTATGACATCAAGAGAACTGGCAGAGCTGAAAGCGGAATTGTTAGCAGAGTTACGGGCAGAGCAAGAGCGCAAAGACAGGAACCGAAGCACTTTCAAGAAGGTCATGGAGCCATTTGAGAAAGAACTGGATGAATTTGACTGGACAGAGGTTGTATCTGGTACAAGACCTGATGGCAGCAATTACGAATGGAAAGACGGGAGTCGTTATGGCTACGCATTGCGCAGTAGCATTGGCACATTACTGAGAGCAATATACCAAGTAAAGACAGTTTCAGCGTTGCCAAACGGGAGGGAAGAAGAAATGAGACAATTTGTGTCCCAGATTCTGGCCCAGATGAAGTCTTATCACTCTAATACGAAGGAGCAGTATGAACGAGCAGTATAAAAAGCGCCGCCCCCGGGTGTAGCAGACCCGGAAGGCGGCAAACCAAAGAATACACTCTGATTATATCAGGGGTAAGGAGGAAAGTCAAATGCCAAAACTACGCATGAGTGAACAGGAAAAGCAGGACAAAGCGCTGCGCTTGGCAATCGCCAGGGGGGATGGCGGAACTTGGAATTACCACTCAAGCAACTGTTGCGGACATGATCGGAGTTACGCCCAAAACATACAGCAATTACAAAAAGGAAAATTACCACGCCATGAATATCCAAACACTCAGGAAGCTTGCAAAGAAATTACACTTTACAGGCCGTGAAATATGCGCGATTATAGGCGTTCGGTATGAGGAGGATACATATGACTCGGAATGAAAAGAAGCAGCGGCGGGAGGAGCTCGTGGCACTGCTTGGCTTGATCGTATTAAGTGTAGCCCTGGTTGCATTGGGATGGACTCTTCACGGGGCCTTGGAGGCGGCAGTATGTTGATGTTAAAGCTGAGCATTGCCATATGGATGTTATTCACGGCGGTGTGGATGTTCACACAGGACAGCCGCATTGAGCGGCTGGAGAAAAAGCTGATGGAAGGGGGAGCTGAGGATGAGCATAACCACAGAAACGAGGCGTGAATCCTACGATCTGATCCAGAGTGACGCGTCGACGCGGCGAAAGGTAATCCTAAATTACCTGCGGGAGAAAGGTCCCCATACGGCGGAGGAGATCATGTTTGGCATGGGGTTTTCAGAGCCGAACCAAGTTCGTCCCAGACTGACAGAGTTGAAAGCGCTGGGACTGGTAAAGGCAACGGAAAAGCGCCGCAGCCGCCGCACAGGGAAGAATACGGCGGTATGGGAGGCGGCAGCAATGGGGAGAGTTAACGCGATCCCTTGTCGAGACAGTCAGGATATCGCTCCTGAGTGCCACTGTGATATTTGCCGTGGTGAATTGTACCCCACGGACACAGCGTATGTGTGGGAAGGGAAAACCATATGCGAGAAGTGCTACAAAGAACTGATAAAGAATTGGGTGGAGGCAAGCCCGAAACAGGTGGCGGACGCTCTGATGGTAGAGTATGAGGAAGTATGAGGAGTAACCGATTATGTTTGAAAAGACTTTTCAAGAAATGATGGCTGTTGATGTGAAGCCATATGTAAAGCAACGAGACGGGGCAGATTATCTACCTTGGGCGGCCTGCAAGAAGCTGCTCCACGACAGCGGCGCGGAAGTGGTGATGTTCTGGCCTGTCCCCGGACCGGACGGCTCGACCCTGCGCAAGAGCGACACCGAGTTCACAGACAAGAACGGGGTGTCAAACCGAGTCTATGAGGTTCTTGTTCACATTCAGGTGGACGGAATCGAATGGGATACGGCTTACCCTGTTCTGAACGGCAATAATCCAGTGAAGGACAACAGTATGAGCCAGCTTAGAGTACACAATGCAATTCGACGGGCCTTTGTAAAGGGTGTGGCGGAGCGGACCGGCCTGGGCTTCTCCCTGTGGCTGGATGTGGACGACCTGCCTGACGAGGTGGACGACCTGAGCAAGCACAATATTTTCAAGGTCAAGCAGAGGTTCCAAGAACTGGTGACGGCCAAGATCAACGATGGCATTCCTCTGAATGTGATTGCGGACCGGCTTGGTATGGACGACGACACATTCCGTTCCAAGTTCGCCCTGTATAACGAGTTGGCTCGACTGGAGAAATCCGTTTGGGATATGAAACCGTGATTCAGGACAGCGACCGTTCAGGTTGGTTTGGGGCCAGCGACACGAGTTACATCATGGGTCGCTGGGGGACCAAGACCTTCAGGACATGGTGGCTGACCAAGCTAGGCCTGAATACGAGCAACTTCACCACGAGGGCGATGAACGCAGGGACTTACTATGAGCGGGCCGTGCTGGACGCGGTGGGCGCTCCCAGGAGAGACCACCAGATTCTAATTCCAGAATACAGCCTGCGTATCAACTTGGATGGGGACGGTCCGGAGCGGGTAGACGAGGTCAAGACCCACAAGGCGGAGAAACCGTTCAAGGCCACTAAGGCATATTGGCAGCAGGTTCAGGTGCAATGCTATGGGAAGCTGCGGGAGGAAGGGACGGTCCCAAGGGCGACCATCCACGCCTACGGGCTAACAGAAGAGGATTACAAGAATTTCTTCAATCCCATTGACCTTGACCGACTGACCCATCATCCCATTGAATATGACCCGGATTTCATCGTGGGGTATCTGGGGAGAGTGGAGTATTTGCATGGATGCCTGAGGAAAGGAGTATTTCCGGATGAAAACTGTATTTGACCGGGCAAAGGTAATCGTGGACGGAGAGGACGCTTATCTTTGCCTCTCCGTACCATACCAGACTGCCAAGAAGTTTGTGGGTGAGATGCAGGAGGGCAAGCGGTATTCCGTGGAGGTCACGGAGTTCAGAGAGCGTAGGTCCCTAGATGCAAATGCCTACTTCCATCTATTGGTGGGCAAGATCGCCGAGGCTATGAATTTAGGCTTTGAGGAGACAAAGACAAACCTTGTTGTCGAGTACGGGACAGTGGCGCGGGACGAGGACGGAGTGAAGGTTGGATTTAAACTGCCAGCATCCGTGGATGTGACAAGTATATATCGCTATGTGAAGTACTTTGATACCAGGGTGGAGAACGGGAAAGAGTTCAACTGCTATATCGTATTCAAGCACACGCACCTGATGGACAGCAAAGAAATGAGCCGGTTGATTGATGGGACGGTATATGAGGCGAAGCAACATGGAATTGAAACTATGCCGCCGGATAAACTGGCCGCTTTGGTGGAGGAATGGAGGTAGAGCAATGAGCAGACGCACCGATGCGCTGGCGATACACTGCGAGGTGAAAGCTAAAGTGGCGAAGCGGGACAGCTGAGACGGGTGGCCGTGCTGCCGATGGTGCGGGGAAGCTGCACCAATGGATAACCCGCTGGCCTATTCCTGCGCCCACTACATAGCGCGGTCACAAGGAGGGCTTGGTATCGAGGAAAACATACTGACCCTCTGTCCTGCCTGTCATTCCCGATTCGATAACAGCGCATACAGGGCGGAAATGCGGCCCATCCTGCGGCGTTATTTGCGGGAGCATTACGAGGAATGGTCAGAAGAGAAACTTATTTACAGAAGGGATCGTTGAATTATGCTCAACAAAATTATGCTTATGGGTCGGCTGACAAAAGACCCGGAACTGAGACACACCCAGACGGGGACCGCAGTTGCGTCGTTTACTCTGGCCGTGGACCGGGATTTCAAAGACAGGAACACCGGCGAAAAGGCCACGGACTTTATTGACATCGTGGCCTGGCGCCAGACCGGCGAATTTGTCAGCAAGTACTTCACCAAGGGCCGGATGGCCGTGGTGGAGGGTCGCCTGCAGATGCGCGGATGGACGGACAAAGAGGGCAACAAGCGCCGTTCCCCCGAGGTGGTGGCCGATAATGTATACTTCGGCGACTCCAAGCGGGATGGAGACAGTGCAAATACCTCGGATGCATACAACAGCCCTGCAGGAGGACCTGGGGATTACACAGAGCTGGACGATGATGGCGAACTCCCGTTTTGATAGGAGGAGAAGAAATTGAAAGACAGCTTTGTTGTTAAGACAGAGTGGGCAGAACAGATCAATTTGCTCTCAGATGAACAAGCGGGCCAATTGCTGAAGGCATGGTTGAAATACCATTTGGACGAACCGTCTGTTATTACTGACCCTGTTGTGGAAATGGCGTTTTCGTTTAACAAGAGCTATTTTGATGATAACGCAATCCGCTACGCCACAAAGGTTTCAGCGAATCGAGATAACGGTAAAAAGGGAGGTAGGCCAAAGAAACCGAATGGTTTTTCAGAAAACCCAGAAAACCCAATGGGTTTTTCAGATAACCCAACAAAAGCCAAAAAACCCGTATCTGAGTCTGAGTCTGAATCTGAGTCTGATTCTGTATCACCTGAAGGTGATAAAAGCGCACACGCTCACAGGGGAAGAGGCAAAAAGCCAAAAAATCCGAAGAAGCCGAAGGTCCAATGGGCTGAAAATGTAGCCATGACCAACGACGAGCACGACAAGCTGCTTGCCGCTCATGGCCCAGTCGACACCGCTAGGCTGATCGAAATCCTGGACAACTACAAGGGTTCTGTCGGGAAAAAGTATGATTCGGATTATCGGGCTATTCTCTCCTGGTGTGTGGACAAGCTGAAGGAAGAAAAGCGAAAAGAAGGAAAGAACCAGAGCCAGAAGGAGCCTCCTGGAGCGATCCACCAGCACGATCCATCACAGGTAAGTGCAAGTATGGAACAGATGCGGAGGGTCCTCGGGAAATGAAACTGGTGATACAGGGGCGGTTTCCCGGGCTGAACGAGTACATAGACGCTGAACGCTCCAACAGATACAAGGCTGCGAAGATGAAGAGCGAGTGTGAGGGTATAGTAATCCTGGCGGAAAGGTCGCAGCTGCGTGGATTCCGCCCTAAAAATGCCGTCAGGATGGACTATACATGGGTAGAGAAGGACCGGCGCAGGGACAAGGATAATATCTCGTCCTTTGGTCGCAAGGTGATTCAAGATGGTCTTGTCAAAGCAAAGGTCTTGAGGAATGACGGATGGAAGGAGATCGCATCATACAGCGATCATTTTGCAGTAGACAAGTCGCGGCCCAAGGTAGAGATAGAGATTACGGAGGTGCCTGATTGAATGCAACCATGCTGGACCTGTAGGAAATGCTACGGGGATTGCCCTTGGACAGAGTATGACCCGGAGAAAAAGCGTGTGCTATTTAATCCGGTCCCCGGTTGGACAGCAATTAAGACAGTTAAGTGCAACGGGAGCGAAGGCGGGATGGAGAGCTATCAAATCATCCATTGCCCGATGCACGAATCAGACGGCTCAGAGTCCAGGATGGAATTTGACAATTCCGGGCCGGAACTGAAATACGATCTGGACCAATTCCGAACTCTTTTCTATGCCGGGATGACAGACAAGGAAATCGGGAGTCGCATGGGTATGCCAAGCTCTACCGTTCAGAACTACAAAGACCGGATTAGAAGAGAGCAGAAGTGGCGCGTCATTTGGAAAAATAACAGGAAAGAATAAGACAAAAATTAACAAACCATAGGAGGCACCGGTTTAAAGAGCGCTCACCTCCATGACGATGGAGGAATCTATGGTATGAAAGTTTTAGTTGCCTGTGAGGAATCACAGGAAGTTTGTAAGGCATTCCGGGCGCTGGGCCATGAGGCGTACAGTTGCGATATTGAGCCGTGTAGCGGCGGAAATCCAGAGTGGCATTTGCAGGTAGATGCTCTTGAGCTACTGAAAATGCAGTGGGATATGATACTGGCGTTTCCGCCGTGTACGGATCTGGCTGTCAGTGGTGCAAGGTATTTTGCTGAAAAAAGGGCGGACGGGAGACAACAGAGAAGCATTGATTTTTTCATGGAGTTTGCAAGAGCTGATTGCCCCAGAATAGCGATTGAAAACCCTGTTGGAATTATGTCTACTTACTACCGGAAACCAGATCAGATTATCCAACCATGGCAATTTGGACATGGAGAAACAAAAAAAACCTGCCTTTGGCTAAAGGGGCTTCCTCCGTTGAAGCCAACGGAAATCGTGAGTGGACGAGAACAGCGCATATGGCGTATGCCGCCCAGCAAAGACAGGGCGAAAATGAGAAGCAGGACCTATCCTGGTGTGGCAAAAGCAATGGCCGAACAGTGGGGAGGAATATTTTCTACTGGGGAGGAGGACACCTGAAGGAGGAAAAAGATGGACATTGAAAAGCCGATTGAGCAGTTGAATAAGATGCTGGGTTATTGGATACACGATGAAATTAAGTCAGCTCTATCTACAACTGGGTATTTCATGCTCCCATGGTGCAAATGCTCAAACTGTGGGTTTTTCGTTCAATACGAACTTAATTTCTGCCCGAATTGTGGACAGGCAAACACGGAAGAGGGTAGGCGGATTATGAGGAAGAGAATGGAGGGCTGAATATGGAGACCATCAAAGTAAAGTATCTGCGAGACATCGAGCATATCAAAATTATTGATGTTGGAAATTGGACCGATCTCAGAGCCGGAGAGGACATCACCATGAAAGCCGGGGAGTTCCGTATCATCCCCCTTGGCGTGGCAATTCAGCTTCCACACGGCTATGAGGCGTTGGTTGCACCCAGAAGTTCCACATTCAAGAAGTACGGAATCATCATGACGAACAGTCTCGGGGTCATTGATGAATCCTACTGCGGTGACGGCGACGAGTGGGGATTCCCCGCGCTGGCTATGAGGGACACAGTGATTCCGAAGAACGAGAGAATCTGCCAGTTTAGAATCATCTGGCATCAGGCATCGTTCAAGCTGGAGACCGTGGAGACGCTGGGTAATGCGAATCGTGGCGGATTTGGCTCAACGGGTAGAGTGTGACGAAGGAGTGTTGAACAATGGAAGAAAAAAAGTTGAAGGAAATCTTGGACAAACACATTGCATGGTTGAGAAATGAAGTCGGAGGGGAACGAGCCGACCTGTTCAGAGCCGACCTGTTCAGAGCTGACCTGTCCGGAGCCAACCTGTACGGAGCCGACCTGTTCAGAGCCGACCTGTTCAGAGCTGACCTGTCCGGAGCCAACCT